ACTTTCGTTCCCATAGCGACCTATAAACAATATTTGTCGGATTGCCACGGTACTTCTTTGGATTCACTGGTTTGTAAAATCCAGAGTACGCCATAAATATAAAAAGACCAACATAGGTATTTAGTGTGTCCATAGATCGTCTGTTAACAACAATGTCAGCGAACGGTGGAATGTCGTTCAGTAATAATTTTGTTGTGAAGTTTACTAACCCACCAATTAATCCACCAGGTACAGGTGCGGATTACTTTGAGATGTTCTGTAATGAAGCACAATTACCAAACACAAACACAGCTCAAGGTGAGATTAATGGATCTTACGTTGGTAGTGGTCAGGTTAAGTATCCACATAGTAGAATATTTACAGAGTTTCAACTAGGATTCTTATGTGATGCAAATATGAGTTCATTGAAATTTCTACAAGATTGGTTAGATTTCATTTTTAATGAGGAAGGATCAAATGTGAATAGAAAGACATTGAGAGAGATACAGTCATTGTCTACAAGTTCACTTAGACCAGAGAATAGAACAGTTAGATTAAAATATCGTGATGAGTATGCATCTACTATATTGATTAGTAAGACTGAGAGTGGTGGTAATTCACCTATAGAAAGAGCACCCATAACATATGTTATAGAGAAAGGATATCCATATGCTATCGATGCTGTACCCTTACAGTTCGGCTCAAGTCAGCTCGTTCAGGTAACAGCACAGTTTTCCTATATGAGACACTACACGATAAAGAACGACATTACCACTATGGGTATGAAAATGGGTATATAGTCAGCAAATTCAACTTTTCAATTCCACAAAACCCGAAAAAAATACTCAGCATATTTTTGCTTTAAAAAGTCGAGCTAAATATAAATATGAACTGATCTAGAGATTATGGCGTTACCAAAGGTTGCACTACCAACTTATGAGTTGGAAATTCCGTCAAATGGCAAGAAACTTAAATATAGACCATTTGTCGTAAAAGAAGAAAAATTACTACTGTTAGCACTTGAATCTAAGGATGATAAGCAGATTGAAGATGCTACTAGAATACTATTAAAGAATTGTATTCAATCTCGTATAAAACTTGAAGATTTAGCAATATTCGATTTAGAGTACATTTTCCTCAATATTCGTGCTGTGTCAGTTGGCGAAGTTGTGGAAATGATCTTAACATGTGAAGATGACGGAAAAACTCAAGTTAAGTATAATCTTGATTTGACCGACGTTAAGGTAACCAAGCCAGAAGGGCATACTAACAAAATTATGCTTTCTGACACTATGGGTATTATAATGAAATATCCATCATTTGACGCATTTGTTAAAGTTTCGGTTATTGGCAAAGAACAGACAAATGACGATATAATTTCTATTATGGCATCTTGTATTGATCAGATATATGATGGTGAAGAGGTATATGACTCATCTACTACTTCTAAGAAAGAATTTGTTCAATTCTTAGATGGATTGACAAATAAGCAATTTGAGAATGTACGAAAATTCTTTGATGATTCTCCTGTTCTGAAACATGAATTTGTTATTAAAAATCCAGAAACAGGTGTTGATAATAAGTTTCAAATACAGGGTTTAACCAATTTTTTCGGATAGCACTCTTCCACATGACAATGGAAGGGTACTATAAAACAAATTTTGCCTTGATGCAGCACCATAAATACAATTTGAGTGAAATTGAGAATATGATGCCATGGGAGAGACAAGTTTATACTAGTCTTCTCATGCAATACCTAGAACAGGTTAAACAAGAACAAGAAAAAGCAGCAAAACAGTAATGGCACACGGTTTTCTATCCTACGACCCAGTAAAAGGCGAAAGTCCTTTGGCCAATTGGCTGCAGAAGAAGCTTGAGAAAAAGATTCAGACGGAAGGGGATAAATTATGGAATAAATTCCAAAAGAAATTTGCGGGTTTATTTGATAATAAGAGAGATACTACTTATAGAGGGTTAGGTAAGGGTAGGTTAGATGTAACAGGACCACAGGATCCTATTGGTGGTGGTTTGTTATCAGGATCACAAAACAGACCTCTTTTGGGTGGTGGTAAAGGTGGTCTTACTAAATTAAATGAAAAAAGGATTGTAGTAGGTGAGAATCCTACTAACATTGATGAGAAAGAAAACAATTACAATAATACAACAGATCCAGATGCACCAAGGTCTAGAAAGGGTGGTACTTTTATCAATATGGCTGGTGGTGGACCATTAAGTGCTGATAATTTCTTCTTAAAAGCAACTAGTGGTGTTAGTGATTCTGGAGAATATCTAACAAAATCACAGAGAGTTGCTGATTTCCAAAAATCTCGTGGTATGCGAGATTCTTCTGATTCTGGTGCAGAGATCGTTGCTGCAATGAATAGGAATACAGCAGCAATTGTAGAATTAGTAGACGTTACTGGAGATCAGATAAAGAATGATACCAATCTATCTCAAGAGTCTATACAAGCACAAGAAACTCTTTTAAATCGTCAATTAGCAAGACAAGAAGAAAAATCATTAGAGGGAGGAAATAAGTTATCTAGTTTCTTATCACCAACAGACTTGAAAAAGAAATCTCAAGGTGGTGGACTTGGTGGACTACTTGGTGGTGGATTAAACCTTTTAGGTACTGGTTTAGACTTAATGAATCTTCGCCGTCCTAATATAACTGGAAATAGAATTAGAAACTCTAAAAATCCATTAAAGAAATTTAAAAATCCATTCAAGAGATTTAATAGACCTAATGTTACGTCAAATGTTAAAAATATTAAACCTAAGGGTTTTAAAGGTTTAAAACTTCCCAAATTACCAAACTTTAAACCTAAAGGTCTTAAACTGCCCCAAATGCCAAAGGGATTGTCATTACCTAAAGGATTGTCATTACCGAAAGGATTTAAACCACCTAAAGGTTTGTTGAACATGGGCAAAGGAAATGCCGTTGTTAATACACTATTTGCTGGCATGGAGTTTGCTGGTAGAAAATCAGAAGGTCAGACTAATTTACAAGCAGGTATAGGTACTGGTGGATCTGTTGCTGGTGGTCTTGGTGGTGCTGCACTTGGAGCAAAGGGTGGTGCAGCTGCTGGTGCTGCTATTGGTGCTTTGTTTGGTGGAGTTGGTGCAGTACCTGGTGCTGCTATTGGTGGTATCCTTGGTGGATTACTTGGTGGTTTTGGTGGAGCAACTCTAGGTGGTGGTATTGCTGATAGTGCAACTGGTGCTAATAAAGAAAATGGTGGTGGATGGTTTGGTGGTTTATTTGGTGGTAAGAAAGATGTTGCTGAAACTAGTAACGATGGTGGATTAACAGATACTGCATTTGGTGGAGAGTCTAAAAATGACCCTAAAGCTGATGCATTGACGAAGGTTATCGAAAAAAGCACTAATGCTAGTAGTATAAAAGAAACTCTTAAGATGGGTGAAGCACCAAGTAAAGAGTTTATGGATAAAACTAGAAATACACAGATTAGTAAACTAAAGTTCCTTCAAAAGAGAGCTGCTTCCCCAGAAGCTAAAGCAGAATATCAAAAACAAATAGATAATCTTAAGGCAGGTGGAGATGGTGGAACATATGTCAATAGTAATAGTTCCAGCAAAGCATCAACCACTATTACTGATATGGGAAATATTTCCAATGTATCTTCCAATTCTTCTACTCCATTCATGGCAACATCTGCAACACCAGATAATTCAAATCAGGTACTTGCGTCATCTGCATCAGTTTCTATGAATGAAAAACAGGGTGGTGGTAATACTGTTGTTAATAATTACTATTCTGGTGGTGGTGGAGAACAACAAGGTGTTAATCCTAATGGGGTTAGTGCTGGAATTAGTATGAGTGGTACTGGAACAGAAATGTATCAAAAAGTCAATATTGCTAACTTATGACAAAAGAATTCCAAAATATTACTGATTTTTCTCTTAGAAGTGTTTCCATTACTTCTGTTGGTAGTAATAATGCATATGAGATTAAACAGATGGTCAATACATTCTCTTATGTTGAGAGTTTAAATAGTCCATTTGTTGCTGCTACACTTACTATTGCTGATAGTGCTGGATTATTGAACGATCTACCTATTCAAGGTGGAGAGACTGTTAGAGTCATTGTTGAGACTAGTTCTTCTGATGATCCAGTTGTATATGATCTAATAGTATGGAAGATTGGCAATCGTTATGCTAAGAATCAAACTCAAGCATATACTTTGGGTTTGATTTCAGAAGAAGCATTGAATAATGAATATACTAGATTGATTAAACCCTTAAACGGAACTGGTGATTCTATCATTATAGAAATGTTAAATGAGTTGGGTACTAAAAAAGAAATATTTTCCGAACCAACAGAATTCAAATTTAAGTTTCTTCCTAATAATAGAAGACCTTTTGATATTGCCTCTACTATTGCAGTCAAATCTATTGCAAGAGGTGGAAAGATAAGTGGTACGACTAAATCTAAGAATGAAAGACAAAAGGTTACTGGTAGTGCTGGATTCTTCTTTTATGAGACTAAGAGAGGATATAATTTCTTTTCAGTAGACAAATTACTAGCAAAGAATGATCAGGACACTTGGGGAGAATATATTGAGAAACCAGCAAATCAGTCGGATGGTGCTGATGATAGGTTTACTATATCACAGGCAGTATTTAAGTCTGAAGTAGATGTCATGAAATCATTGAGGAAAGGTAAATATTCTTCTTTGATGGTATTTTTCAATCATTCTACTGGACAATATCACGAATTCATGTATAGTCTAGAGGATGCTTATAAAACCATGCCTCACCTAGGATCTCAAAATACACCATCAGTCATTAAAACAGCAGATGCTGACAGAACGGTGTCTGACTACCCAACTCGGATTATATCTAGTATACTGGATCATGAATCGTGGTACAATGATCCCGATATTGCTTCATACGATGAAGAAGACGGAGCAGAAAATCCAAGTGAATTTTGTGACTTTCACAAACACTATGCTGCTCAGTCTCTTATGCGTTATGAATTGCTTAGGAATCAGTTAGCTGAAATTGTAATTCCTGGTAATTCAGGAATATGTGCAGGTGACAAGATTGATATCAAACTTGTTAATAAAGTACCAACAGTACAAGCGAGCGGTGAACCATATGATCAAGAAAGTAGTGGAGTCTACTTGATTGAGGAAGTCACACATACTTACAATTCTACTGAATCTACCAATGGAAGATTCGTGACTACACTAAGGTTAGCGAGAGATTCTCACGGTGACATAGATTCCAACCACGGCACTAAATAAAAACAGAGGTAACTATCTACTATGAAAAGCATAGAAGACCACATACAAAAAGACCAAGAGATCTTACAAGATCCTACAACTAATCCACAGATGCGTCGTCATATTGAAGGCGAATTGCATGACTTAGAAGATTATGTTTCTCATCATGCATCAGAGATTAAAGCAGGAGACCATCACGATCCTAACACAATAGAACTATGGTGTGATCAGCATCCAGACGAGCCTGAGTGCTTAGTCTATGATGATTAATTAATATGGATCAGGTATTATCAAATTTAATACCTTCCCAAAGGATTGGACAAGATGGTTTCCAATGGTGGGTCGGTCAAATTGAAGGAACCGCTTCTGATGAACAGAACAACAAAGGCGGTTACAGATTCAAGGTAAGGATTGTCGGGGATCATCCTGGCGATCCTGAAATCCTTGGGACTGATGATTTGCCATGGGCAACTGTGATGATGCCTGTTACAGCACCATTTATTCCTGGTAATTGTGGTGGAGCACACCCACAACTAGAGATTGGTTGTTGGGTGATGGGGTTCTATATTGATACT